TTCGCACCTGACGCTCGAGGGCACCAACCGGACGTCGGTCGTCACCGAGACGCCCGCTGGCACCGCAGCTCACGTCCGCGGTTCGACGATCACCAATGGCACCATGTTCAAATCGCTGTTCCTGCAGCAGTCGATGTCGCCGTCCATGTTCCTCGTCTATCCCGGCGCCTACGTGGCGCGCATGACGCTCTCCGGATCGGTCGGCAACTTCTTTACCGGTGCGATCGATATCGTGGCGAAGGACGAGGACAACAACACCACCGACTCCTCGACCGGCGCCATCATCGCCGCGCCAACGAATACCGTCATGGACCCGGTCACCGGGTTCGTCGGCGCATTTTGGAACGGGGCGCCGATGGTCGGCACGCTCGACCAGATGGCAGTCACGCTGGAGAACACCGGGGCAGCGCCAGAGTATGGCCTCGGCAATCAGCTTTCTGTCGGCATCCTTAGCGGCACGTTCAGCGCGAGCGGCACGTTCCGCATGTACTTCAACGATTTCACAAACTACAATCTGTTCACCACCGAGACGCTCGGTGTGCTCACTTTCATCATCCAGGGCAACACTGGCAATTCCTACGCCATTACGTTCCCGAACGCGTTCATGATGGTGAAAATGAACGCCCCTGGCCCAGGACAGCCGGTCTACGCCGAGGTGACGTTTGAAGCCAACCCGGCACCGACCGGCGGCACCGTCATCATCGACCGCCTGCCCAACACCTAATCCGCCAGCGAGGGAGATGCGGCCATGCCCGCGACTTTAGGTTATCAGGCTGGCGTCGAAGCCAACCAAACGCAGCTCTCATATGGCGTCGAGGTTACGTGGGGCGCGCGGCCTTTGGTGCAGTTCCAGGCGATCCGGTACATGTCGGACACGCTCGCGCTCACCAAGACGAGGCAGCGTCCTAGCGAGATCAACGTCTCGCGGGAAGTCTCGCAGGCGCTCACGACGCAGCAAGTCGCAGGCGGCACGATCAACTACGCTCTGAGCTACGGGAGCTATGACGACTTCTTCGCGTCGCTGATGCAGAACGACTGGACCCCGCCATTCGCCATCGCCTCCATCGGCGCCGACATCACGATGACGTCGACTGGCACTACCAACCAGACGCTGTCGTCCACCCTGGCGACCAAGTTCACCAGCATCAACGTCGGGCAGTACATACGCGTGTCCGGTTTCACGACGATTGTGCAATACAATAACTGGTGGCGGGTGACGGCGAAGGCCGACAACAGCCACATCACCGTCAACGGCAATGCAGTGGGCGCCGCGACCGAGACGTCGAGCGGAGCCAATGTCCTGATCACCGGTTCGACGCTCAACAACGGCACGACATTCAAAAGCCTGTACGTCCAGCAGAAGTTTTCCTCCAACAAGTTCCTGCGCTACGGCGGCACCTACGTGACGCGCATCACGCTCGGGACCAGTGTCGGCAACTTCTTCACTGGCGCGATCGATGTCGTCGCACAGTCGGAGATCTCAGCGACAGTCGAAGCATCGACCGGCGCCGCCCTGCCCGCGCCATCAGGCCCGGTGATCGATCCAGTCTCAGGCTTCGTGAAGATCCTCTACAACGCTGGCGCCATCGTCGGCCTGCTCGATCAGCTTTCACTGACGCTGGAGAACACTGGCGCTGCGCCTGAGTTCAGCCTCGGTGGCACTGCCGGTGCTGACGGCATGCTCGGCGGCACATTCACGGCGTCCGGCGCCTTCAGGATGTATTGCAAGGACTTCATCATCTACGACCGCTTCCAGACGGAGTTTTCCGCCGACATGCAGATCTATCTGCAAGATGCGGCCAAGAACTCCTACGTGCTGTCGTTCCAACAGGTCGTGTTGTTCTGCAAGATCAACGCCACCGGTCCAGGCACAGCGCTGTTCGTCGACGTCACCTTTGAGGTGAACCCCGATCCCGTCGCCGGCGGCACATTCCAGATCGACCGCAACCCCACACCGAACTGAGCAGCAGTTCATCGCGAGATCGGCGTCCCACCGGGCGCTGATGGCAGGCGGGACGTTTCCTCCCCGCCGGTCGGCGCGTGGCTGTTGCCGACCGGGCTTCGGCCACGCGCCACAACCTTCCAACCGGTCAGGAAGCACAATGGCAAACTTGAAAGAGTTCCGCTCGGATGTCCGAGCGATCAATGACGGCATCTGGGTGCGCGTGAACGAGGCCTTCGGGGATCTTGAGATCCAAGTGAGGGGCTTCACCGACGGCTTTCACGACGCACGCGCCGCACGCACCAGCGCCGCAGCAGAACCCTATGCCGGGGATGAAAAGCGGATCCCGAACGCGGAGCAGCGGCGGATCAATGCATCGCTGATGGAGGACTTCCTCATCATCGGCGTGCGCAACCTCAACGACGAGGATACCAACGAGCCTGTGACGCTCGAGCAGTTCCACAAGCTGCTCTACCAGCCCGACTACGGCAGGCTGTCCAGGCTGTGCTGGGAGGCTGCGGGCCGCGTCTCCGCGCGCTCTGTCGCCCAGGTCGAGGCAGCGGCAAAAAACTCACCGTTGGACTCCGGCTCGAGCTGAACTACGGCTCGCTCCGCGCACGCCTGATGAAGCGTCGTCAGGCACAACTCGATGCAGGGCAGCGACCCGACATGTCCGAAGCGGACATGCCCCCCGCCCCGTTCATCGAACCCCAATTCCTGTGGATCTGGCGGGCCTGGCACCGGCTTCATCCCGATCGTCCGCAGCATGGCGGCGGGATGGGACCAGCGGTGCCAGGAGACATCCCTTGGATGGTGGTGCGCGAGTGGGCCCGGTTCCATCACCTGTCACGCCCCGAGTTCGAAATGCTCGATCGCGTGATGCAGGCGATGGACGGCGAATATCGCGACTGGTGGATCGAGAGACACCCGCCGGATCCACCGACGCCATCACGGAGGCCGCGCTGATGCCATCGCTCACCGCGGCAAACGCTGGTGCAAACCTCCTCAAAATCACGCGTCGGATGCTGGACCGTCAGGTCCAGTCACCCGATGCGAGCAGGCGCGTGGCCAAGCACCTGAAGGAACGCCTTGAGGAGATGGCGCACGGCGGTCAGTTGCCGGTGTATCGGCAGTTCGTCGACGGCAAAGAGACGAAGGAACTGAGCACCGTCACGTTTCGTGGCTCTGTCATCACCATCCAGTTCCAGCTGCTCGATGGCGTTGCACGCGCGATGCTCGCCTACGCGAAGGCCATATCGCCGCGCCAGACCGGCGCGTTCGCGGATGCGTGGTTCCTGTTGGTCGACGGCGTGCCGTACACCGACTTCACGCAGCAAATCCCCCACAACTCGGCCGTCATCCTGACCAACTTCGCCCCCTACTTCCGTCGCTTGGAAGAACAGGGGCGGCTTGGTCGGAGCGGACGGCTGTCTTCATACGTGCGGCCCGAACTCGTCGTCACCGAGCGCACGCGGCAGTGGGCGCAGAAGCAGTTCCCTGGCGCGCTCATCGAGCGGCTGTTCGTCGTCCTCCCTGGCGGCGGCTTCGCACGCGGGTGGCAGGTTCCCTACGTCCTGAAGCGCGGCCCGCACCGCGGCGAGACGATCACCTACCCGGCTCTCAGGCTGACCGAGCGCTGAGATGTCAGGCACCGATCAAACCCGCGAAAACTATACGCTCGGCCTCAACACCGACGATCAGGCCACCCCGAAGCTCGACAAGCTCAAGGACACTCTCGACGGCGTCACCAAATCGGCTGCGGGCGCCGCTGCGGCGGTCACTGGAGCCGGTGTCGCTGCCGAGGGTGCTGCCACCAAGGTCACCGCCGCCTCTGCCGCGTGGGACCGCGTGGCGCGCCGGAACGACGACGTCACCGCTGCGGCCTACCGGCTGAAGTCTGCGCAGGAGGAGCTGACCCGCGTCACCGCCCTGGCGAACAAGGCGATGGCTGACGGCGGTGCCGATCAGGACCAGACCGCGAGGGTGCTGCAGAGGCTCGCTGACAACGTCGACCGCCTGAAGGCAAGCCTGATCGCGACGCGCGAAGCGCAGGAAGGTGCCGCCCAGGCGCAGAAGCTGTGGCAGGCCGGTCTTGAATCCGGCGACGAGCTGCTCACCGGGCTGGCGACGTCGGCAGCGGCGACCTCGGCTGCCTTCGTCAAAGGATCGGCAGAGGCTGCCGTCTACGGCCAGTCGCTCGACTCGCTGCGCGCCAGGTTCGACAGCACATTCGCCGCGTCGAAGGCCTACGAGGGCGAGCTTGCCTTGCTCACGCGGGCATTCGAACTCGGCGCGATCAAAGGGCCACTGGCGCAGGCCAAGGCACTCGATGAACTCAACGCCAAGTACGGCCAGACCACGGGCACCGCCAAAGCGCTCGCAGCCCAGCAGGAGGCGGCGGCAGCGGCGGCGCAAAAGCAAGCAGATGCGTGGAAGATCCTGGGCGACTCGATCGCCAACCTCACGGCCAAGAACGAGGCGAACCGGGCCTCTTACGACAGCGTGTTTCGGGTATCGAAGGAGTACGAGGCGCAGCTCAACAAGATGACTGCCGACCTCAACGCGAACCGCATTTCGCAAGAGCAGTTCAACGTCTTCCTCGATAAAGCCAACGCCACCATGGCCAATGCGGGGCGAACAGTCGCCGCCTACGCCGCTGGGCATGGTCAGGCCGCGTTCGCCACCCGCCAGCTTGGCGTGCAGACCGTGCAATTCTTCTCATCGCTCGAAAGCGGCATCCCGTTCATGACCGCCCTCGTCGAGCAAGGTCATCAGCTCGTTGACGTGGCGCTGGCGACCGGCACCGGCTTCGGTGTTGTCGGCCAAGCGGTCAAGGCGGCGTTCGCTGCACTCATCAGCACGACCGGCCTGGTGGTCACTGGCGTCACCGCAGTTGTCGGGGCTGTCGTGCTGATGGGCTATTCAGCCGAGTCCAGCCAACGGCAGCTCCTGGGGCTGCAGAACACGCTGCGCGCGACGCGTGACGACTACCTCGGTCTGGCGAACGTGGTTAACCAAGCGTCGAGGAATGTCGCGTCCAGCAGTGGTCTAAGCGTGTCGGAAGCGCGAACCGCAGGAGCGACGATCGCTGGCGCACCCAGGTTTGAGGGCACACAGCGAGAACTGGAGGATCTGATCCGGCTGTCGGGTGATCTGGCGGTCACCTGGGGCGTCAAGGTGCCCGATGCGGCGAAGGTTCTGGCCGACGCCATGGAGGATCCCGCCAAGGTCGCTGACGACCTTGCCAAAAAACACTTCCCCGGAATGACCGCGGAACTCGCGCGACTGATCGAGCGCATGGCGAACTCAGGCGACGCCGCGGGCGCCTACAATGCCGTCATCAAGGTGCTTAAGGACCAGAACGATCACGCCAGTGATTCACTGACGCATCTGCAACAGGCATTGCGCGATACTGCCAACCTCTTCACCTCGTCGAAAACCAGCGGCAGTAGCTGGGGAGACGTGATCAATCAGACCGTGGCCGACGTGATCGACCACTTCAATACCCTGATCAGGAAGATCCAAGAGACGCGGCAGGCTGCGAAGGACGCGCAGGCAGCCACGCCGCAAGGTCCATCCCCGGCGGCAGTCGATATTGGTATCGCGGAACCGTTCGACAGCACCGTTGGACAGTTGCCCAGCGTCGCGGCGAGGGTCGCGAACATCCCCACCGCAGCGAGCGCGCAACAGCCTGACACCCGACTGCCAGGTCTGACTGACGCGATGAAGAACCTCGCGCTGGATGCAGCGAAAGCCGTCGATACGTTCAACGCGGCGATGGACAAGGCGGTCAACCTCGTCAAGGCGAGTCCGTTCGGCAAGCTGCAGGATGCCAGCGACGCCGTTACAGGCCTGACGACAGCGCTCGATACGCTCGGCCCAAGGACCGTGGAGAATGCCAAGCGGTTCGATGAACTGTCGCTGTCGCTACAGATTTCACAGAAGGCACTGGACGACGCGCAGATAGCCGCCAACAACTATTTCAAGACGGCGACTGACAAATCGGTCGAAGCGACTGAAGCGCAAGCGCAGGGGCAGCGCGACATCGCCGCGGCTTATGCTGACGGCAATGATGCCGTCATCCAGGCCACGGCATATGCGAAGGCCTACGAGGCCGCGTTGTCCCAAGAGATCCCTGGCACTGACAGGTTCACCGCCGCTGTCATCCGCATGACGGTGGCGAACGTGGACAACGCGCGGTCAGTTGGCGCGGTCAAGGCGGCTGAAGACTCGCGCAACATCGACGACCAGATCGAGCTTATCAACGCCGAGACGACGGCGATCCTCAACAACACCGCGGCGAACCGCGCGAACGTCCAAGCCATCAAGGACAAGCAGGCCGTCGATAAGCTCGGTGAAGCGGGTGCGTCACCGGACGCACAAGCTCATGCACTGGCGCAGAGGATCTCGCTCGATGCGGCCACTGCTGACAAGCAGTTGGCGACCTCGGCGGCGTCATTGGCCGACAAATACAAACCAGCGGAGGTTGCGCAACTCAACGAGAAGATCGGCGAGTTCAGAGACAAATTGAAAGAACTCGGGCCGCGCACTGAGGAGAATGCAGCGGTCGTCGACAAGTATGCGAACGCGATCAAAGGCGCCGAGGCCGAGATCACCCGGCTGAACAAGACGCACGAGGTGCATCGCGCCGAACTGGACAAGCAGCAGGACAAGCTCGGCGCCCAGATCGATGCACAGAACAAACTGACCAAGGCCTACGGCGAGGGCGGCGAGGCAGTGCTGCTCATCACCGCGCAGATGAAGGCGCAGGAACAGGCGATCTCGGACAACCTGAAGCCTGGGACAGAGAAGTTCGCCGCCGCCGTGAAGCAACTGACGCAAGAGCAACTGGCGTATGCACGCGCGCAGGCAGAGACGAAGGCAGTTCAGGAGTCGAACGACCTCGCCCAGGACATCAAGGTCGTGCAGGCCGAAACCACCTCGCTGCTCGATAACAGCGACGCGCGTGCGCTGATGATCCAGCACATGAAGGACGAGTACGAGATCCGGAAGAACAATGTCGGCCTGACGGAGAGTGAAAAGCAGGGACTGATCGCGCAGAAGGATGCGCTGGCACAGCTCACCCAGGTGCTTGCCAACAGGCAGCAGACACTGAGCTACCTGTCGCAGCAGTTCAGCTCGGCGTTCGATGCCATCGGCAACGCGGTGACGCAGGCGTTCGTGCAAGGTGAGGGTGCCGCGGTGAAGTGGGGCAACGTGCTCCATGGCGTGTTGACGCAAGTGCTGCAGATGTTCGCCCATCTGGCGATCCTCAACCCGATCATGAATTCGCTATTTGGCCAGAACAACCCGACCCTCAGTTCGGTGTTTGGGCTGTTGGGTGGCGGCAGCAGCACCAGTAGCGCCAGTGGCCTCGTCGGCAGCGCACTGAGGCTGGTCGATCTCGGCGGCGGTCAGCAAGGCCTTCAGCTCGTTGGCGGCGCGGCAGGCGGCGTCGGTGGCATCAGCTCTCTGATCGGCACACAAGAGGTCGGTGCCGGTCCAGGCATCGGCGGCGTCTTCGGTGGTGGCACGATTGGCGGGTTGGCGGGCCTCTATGCGATGGGTGCTGGCCAGGGCGGCGGCGGCACAGCAGGCAGTTCGCCCGGTTTCCTTTCCAACCTTTCGAGCCTGTTCCAGCTTGGCAGTGGTGCGAACACGCTGTCTGGCGGTTCGCTTGTGAATTCACTCGGCCTCAAGGGGCTGTTCAGTGGCGGCGAGGGCAATGTCGGCCTGTTCGACACCGGAGGCTTCTTCGGCTCGGGCGGCACGGTTGCGAACTTCCTGTCCACTCCGGTCATCGGCTCGGTGTCGGCAAGCGCCACTGATACTGCATTGGCTGGCCTGGGGACGGGCGTCTACGGTCCTGCAACAGAGGCCGCGTACTCTGCGGCGGGCGGTGCGGTTCCGATCACCGTAGGTGGCCTGACCAGCATCGCTGGTGGCGTCATTGGTGGCTATGGCATCGGCTCGACTGTCGGCGGCTTTGAGCAACGAGCGCTCGGGAAGGTCGGGCCAGCCCCCCAAATCGGCGCTGCCCTCGGTGCGGTTGCTGGTGCTGGCATCGGGTTCGTTGTCGGAGGGCCAGGAGGAGCACTTATCGGTGGTCTGCTCGGTGGCACTCTCGGTGGTGCGGGCGGGGGACTGATCGGGCCGAAAGCGCCAAGCCCGTTTTCGAGCACCATGATCACTGTCGGGCCAGACGGGTTGCTGTCGGTCGGTGGCACAGCATCCCAACTGGTCGACACATCCGGCGAGCGCTCCGGTGCCATCAGTGACGCCGCTTCCATCAACCAGATACTGCAAGCGCGCGGCCTGAGAGTCACGAGCCTGGAGGGCGCGAACACTGGCGCGCCGTATCTGCAAATCGGCCAGAACACACCGGGCGGATTCCAAGATCCATCCAAGTATAGCTCCCTCGGCGCTGCCTTCCCGAGCCTGCGCTTCCAATCTAACGACCCGCTCACCCAGCAGTTCATCCAAAACCGCTTGTTCCAATCGCCCGAGGAGCTGCAAGGCGTCACGACATCGCTGGCGGATTTCGAGACTGCGCTCAAGGGCACCAAGGCCGAGTCCGATACCATGGGCATCGCGCTGCGCGCCCTGGCCAATGCAGCGAACACCGACGTGCAGCCTGCGTTGCAGAAAGCCGCCACATTCATCACCGCAACCTTCCCCACGCTGACGGCGGGCAACCCCGGTTCGCTGGCGACCGCCCAGAGCCAGGTCTACGCGCAATACAGCGATGCGCTGGCCGTGTCGCGCCAGATCGGTTTCGGCACCGACGAACTCCTGGCCGCACAGCAACGCGCCTACGACAAGAACAACAAGGCCGCGCAGGACGCGCTCGACGCATCGGCAGCGAGTGTGCAGAGCCGTTTCCTCACCGCACAAGCCACGGTTACCGGCAGTCCGCAGGACGCGATGAACGCACAGTTGGTGGCGTTCGACTCCAATGCGAAGCAGACACGCCAACAGCTTTCCGACACGCTCACCGGCATCTGGGGCGACGCCTACGCGACGACGGCTGACTACGCGCAGCGGATGGCGGACAACGACAAGGCGACCGCCGAGGAACGCCTCGCGATTCAGGTCCAGTTCAACAAGCAGCAAGTCCAACTGATCGAGGCGAGCAACGAGCAACTGTTGACCTTGCAGGCCCGCGCCGCGACGGCTGCGGCTGCGCTGACCGGCGATCCAACGCGGATGCAGGCCGCACAGGTTGGCGCGTTGAATGCCCAGCAAGCGATCGAGCGCAACCAGTACATTCAAAGCGAGCAGCAGACCTATGGTGATCTGTTCGGGACCGCCGACCCCAACAACCTGGCAAAGTGGCTCGCTCTTCTCAGCTCGCAAAATGACGAGATGGCGCTGCTCAACCAGCAGATCGCCAGGGCGAACCTGCAGCTTAAGGTTGCCAGCGATCAGCAGGACCAAACCATCGCCCTGCGGTTCGGGAATGCGCAAGCGGCGCTCAACCCGAGCCTTGCCCCGTCGGCGGCTCTATCTTCGTTCGACGTTCAGGCCTCGCAGGAACGGCAGAACCTGTACCTCAGCCTCACCGCGACCTATGGCAATGCCTACGCTGCGACGCAGGAATACGCCGACAAGCTGAATGCGCTGGTGAAGACCCAAGGCGAGGAGCGACTGGTCCTCGAGCAGACGTTGCACGACCGGCAGATGCAGCAGGCTGCCGCCAGCCAGCAACAGGATGCGAGCTTCGCAACCCGCTACGAGAACGCCGCGGCCCAGGTCAGCGGCAGCGTGGCTGATCAGAAAAAGGCGGCTCTCGATGCGCTCGATGAACAGCAGAGGGAAGAGCGGACCAGCCTCTATATGAACCTCACCGCGACCTACGGTGCCGCCTACGCCCTGACGCAGGATTACGCGAACAAACTCACCGCGCTGCAGAAAGCACAGGGCGAGGAAAGGCTCGCGCTACAGAAGCAGCAGGACGACGCGCTGAAGAGCCAGGCATCCGCCTCGATCGCCTCGCTCAACCAGTACGCCATCAGCCTACAGACATCGGACAAGTCGCCGCTATCGCCGCAGGCCCAGCTTGCCCTGGCGCAGCGGCAGTTCGACACCCAGGCGAACCTCGCCGCGAGCGGCAACTACGGGGCCGTGCAGACCTTGCAGCAATACAGCGACGCCTATCTGAGCGCAGCGCACAATGTCTACGGCAGCGGCATCGACTACGTGCAGGCCTTCGGCAAGGTGATCACCGCGCTCGCGACGGTCGGTGCGCAATCGCCGGATCTCCTGACTGCCTCGGTGCTGCAGACCGAAACGCGCACGCAGACGGCGATCTTGGTCGAACAGCTGCAAGATTTGCAGGACGAGGTGAAGCAGCTCCGCGTGCAGTTGGCACAAGGAACATCGGCGCCGGCGAGGGTATCGTGACGAGCTACTTCTTCGCCATCGAGCAGGCCATTCGTAAGCCGAGCGATGGCGGGCTTACCCTCGACGTGGGCCACGCCACGCGCCCGCACGGCGCGCTGTCGATGCTCGAAACCACCTACACCGACAACACCATCCTGGCGTCGGACGCGGGCTACTGCTCGCGTCCCTCCGACCCGTTCGGACCAGTGCCCTACCCGCCCCGCGTTCAGGAGGCCTTCGCGATCGACGCGATGGTCAATCTGGATCCATCGGCATCGGCTGTCGGTGCCTCGTGGGGCGCCATCAAACTCGCCAACAACGACGGCAAGTATGATCCGATCATCAACGGAGGCTGGGTGGCCGATGGTCGCGACACGCATGTCCTCTACGGCGTGAAGCTACTGGAGAACTTCGTCGGCTTTGGCACCGCGCGCAGCACCCCGGCCACTGCTCTCGACCAGACCAACACGCTACAGCTCGCGACTCCGAATGCTGTTCGCCAGGACTACACCGGAGCCATCACGCTTGATCAGGCCGCGACGAATTCGGTGCGCAATTCGACCGGGACCGGTGCAGTGGCTGGCACGATCGGGTCGGGCGGTGTGATGCCACCTGGCTGGTCCGCAGCGGCAACTGGCCTCGCGATCGATCTGTCATTCTACCGGACCACGCTCGCCGGCGGCACCGCGACCGTGATGCGGCTGCGCTATCATGGCACCACCACCGCAGGCAGCGGCTCGCTCCTCTTCAGCACGACCGGCGGCGTTTCCGGCATGCCCGTCAACCAAGCGATTGCACAGTCGGTATACGTCGCGCGGGCCTCGGGCAACTTCACTGGCGTCGCGTCGATCGTCCACTGGCTCGCGGCCTCCGATGCCGCAGGCGCGGGGGTCGGTACCACGCAGCCCAACTTCATGGCGTCGATCACCACGACGCTGACGCGGTTCTCGCGCACCCAGAGCATGCCAGCATCGGGTGCAGCGCCGTTCACCACAGGCAATGCAGGCGTCGTGTTCTATTGGGCGATCGGCGCCGCGATCGACTTCACCATCGACGTCGCCGCTCCCCAGGTCGAGCTTGGCGCGGTGGCGACGCCGTTCATCCCGACCTCGGCGGGCGAGGTGTCGCACGGTGACGGCGCGGTGAACTATCTCGCCTGCTCCGACATGACCGGTGCCGTGGCGGGCACACCGGGCACGCTGCCGAATGGGTGGGGCCTCGCGCTTGGCGCCGGTCTTTCACAACAGGTCGTGGCGGTCGGCACCGATGCGGTGACCGGACGCAAGTACATCGATCTGCGGGTGTTCGGCACGACCGGCAGCACGCAGACGACCCTGGCATTCGCACCGGGCAACGCCATTGATGCCAACGCCGGTCAGGCGTGGTGTCCGAGCGTCTACGCGCAGTTCACCGCCGGATCTCAGGCTGGCGTAACCTTCCAGTTGGGCACTCGCGAGTTCGACAGCAGCGGCACGGTCGTGCGGTTCGGCGGCGAAACCCCGTCCGCGCTGTCGGTCAACACGATCAGCCGTTCCCGACGCATCGCGCCGTTCGTCACCGCCCAGGCGACCACTCGCTATGTGCAGCCCTATCTGCTGTTGACCTACGGCAACGGTGTCGCGCTCAACGTCACATGCCGTCTCATGGCGCCGCAGTGCGAAGGCGGCGCGGTCGCGAGCGCGTTCATCCCGACGACCGCAGCCGCGGCTGGCAGGCCCGCAACCTACAGCGTGACCGGAACGCCTGTTCTGCTGAACGAGCCTGACGCGACCAACTACGTCCGCTCAACGCAGACCCCAGGCACCGGCAACGTCACGGTCGCGGCCTCGACCGACGTGCCAGCGATCTATGCTGGCGTGCCGGTGTGGAAGCACACGCGGACAGTGACGGCGACGGACACCAATTACGGCACGATCGGCGTCACCGCCATGCCGTCGCCCGCCACCCCGATTCGTGCCTCGGCGTGGATCTGGCTGCCGTCGTTCCTGGCGGCGAAGACCGCGATCAGCCTACAGATCGAAGGGGCAGCCGTGAGCGGCTTGGTTGTCGGTCACGTCAACCTCGCGCTCGTCGACCAGTGGCAGCGCGTCACCACCAGCGCGATGCTCGCGGTCGGCACGACCACGGCAAGCATCGTCTTCCGCGTCACCCCCCAGGTCGCCGGCGACGTCCTCTACACGGCGGCGTGGCAGATGGAGGTCGACACCGGGGCGGTGACCTCGTTCATCCCGCCGGGGGCGGTCGCAGCCGCGCCGCGTGCAGGCGACTATCTCTACACCGCGCGCAACATGCTGATCGACCCGCCCTACGCGAGCCTGGTGCCCGCGTTCAACGGTGTCGCGGGGACGCTCACCGCCGACGACACCGAGGTCACCATCCCGCTGCGCGACGCCAGCTACTGGCTCGAGCGTCCCCTGCTCCGCTCCACCTATGGCGGCAACGGTCAGTACGACGGGACATCGACGCTGACGGGCACGCTGAAGCCCTTGGTGATCGGCGGTTCGACGAAGGTGGGGACGGTCTTTGATGGGCCGGTCAACAACATCACGCCGGTCCTCGTCGATCCTCCAGCGCTGATCTACCAAGTGAATGACGGGCCGGTTGCGAAGATCCAACTGTGGGAAGGCGGCAATGCAGGCTGGCCGAATGCGGGCGACGTACCCGATCTCTATGTCGGCTCGACACCCGCCGGTCAGTATCGCACCTGTCTTGCGCGTGGCTGCCTGCAGCTCGGATCCACGCCAACATTCCAGATCACATGCGACGTCAATGGCGCCCCCTTGCAGGCATCGTCGACCGCACTGGCTGTCGCCTACTACGTCCTGACCTCACTCGCTGGCGTTCCGACGAACCTCGTCGCGTCGAGCGGCGGGCAACTGGCCGCGATCGGTTCCACCCCGCCGTTCAACCACGGCTGCGCAGTGTTCCTCGGGCCGCAGGACAATCCCACCGGAGTGGATCTGCTGACGCGGATCCTGGCGCCAGCCTGCATGAAGCTCGTCGCCTGCCGCGACGGCTTACTGCGTGCGTTCGTCATAGCCGCGCTGCCAGGATCGCCAACGATCAAGGCCGCGCTTGATGACCGCAACATCATCTCGATCACTCCGATCGCACTGCCAGCAGGCGTCTCCCCGCCGCCATACCGCATGCGCGTCGGATATGATGACAACTACACCGTGCAGACCACAGGCCTGTCTCCGCTTGCGACTGCTGGCAGGGTGCAATACCTCGCCACGCCCAACAGCGTCGTGCAGGCGAACTCGCCAACCCTGTTCTCGGCAATTTCACGACCGAACGATCCACCCGTCATCACCGGGTCCATCGTCGACCACGTCACCGGCTATGGCGCGCTCGATGAAGCGCAGTTTGTCGCCAACCAGTACATCGCGCTGTGGGGTGTGCGGCGGCGGCTCTATGGCATCGAGGTGCCGTTCATCGTCGGCGTGACGCTGGAGTATGGCGACGTGGTGTCGATCACCACCGAGATCGGTGACCTCGCCGGCACGACGCTGGGTCAGATCGTCGGCTACAGCTACCGCTCCGAGGACTCCTCGATCACGTTGAGGATCTTGGTATGAACAACGCGCTGATCGGCTACACCAACTTCGTGAAGAGCGGCACGGTGACGTCGAACAACGCCGCGACGAATTTTCCGGTGACGAACCTACAGGGCGATTCCGGCGCGGCTGCGGATGGCTGGCAGACCACGATCTTGACCGGGATCCTGCTGACCATCACCCCGGCTCTGACGCGGCAGACATTCCGACTGCTCGGCCTGTTCCGCTCCAACCTGACCTCGGCTGCGGTGCTGGTGTTCTCAGTCTATACAAACCCATCAACGCTGGTCTGGACGGTTCAGGTCGGTGGACCGGTGAACGGCAGCCGCCAGGTCGTCGTCGATACCGGCGGCGTCGTCGGTGACTATGCCACGGTCAGCATCAGCGATGCTGGCAATCCCGATGGGTTCGTCAACGTCCCCCTGGCGTTCGCTGGTCCGGCATGGAGTCCGCTCTCGACGCTGTCGTTGAACACCAGCTATGGCCGCGACGTGACGACCGACGAAATGGTGTCGCATGGCGGGCAGGAATACCCGGTCTATCGGTTCCAGCGCCGTCGCTGGGATCTCGACATGCAGGGCGTGCGCACCAGTTCCGAACTTTGGCCATCGCTCGATGCTTTGATGCGCGTGGCAGCACCTGGCGCCAACATCCTCGTGGTGCCCGACAACGGTTCGGTCGACATGAGCACCGAGGCAACCTTCGGACGCCTGAAGCAGACCGCCGACGTGCGGTACCCACTCGGAACGGCAGACCGGAGATCATGGGCGGGGCAGCTCACCGAAAGGGTTTAGCGTTATGGTCGAGAAGGTCGGCAACCTCATCCTCGAGCTTGTGCCCGCGCCTGGGGTCGGCAGCTTCACGCTCGGAACTGCGGCGCCACGGCGGCTGCCGTGGTCGTATGGCGTCGCATCTGGGCTGTGGGTCGCACCCGCCCAGGTCTACTACTTCGCTGACGACACCACCCAGCAGGAATGGGGCTATGGCACCTACACCGCTGGCAGGCTGACGCGCGACCAGGTGATCTGGACTTCAAACAACAGCAACGCGCGTGTGAATTTCGCGACCTTGCCGGTGTATCTCTATCCGGAGATCCCGGCGGAACGCATGGTCTACCGCGATCCGGCAACCGGACGGCTGATCGCGAACTACGACATCACCGCGGCGACGATGAACCTCGGGCCCCTGGCAGGACATCGCAACCGCCTCATCAACGCCGGGTTCCAGGTCAACCAGCGGAACTATGCCGGTGCCGCCACCGCCGCAGGCCTCTACATGCACGACCGCTGGAAGGCGGGCGCGGGCGGCTGCACCTACAGCATCACCGCGTCGCCGTTCAACACGATCACCATCAGTGCGGGCACGCTGCAGCAGGTTATCGATGCGTCGCAGATCGAGGGCGGCACCTACACGCTGGGATGGCAAGGCACCTCCGTAGCGCGGGTCGACAGTGGTGCCTATGCCGCCAGCCCGCTGACCGTGACCGGCCTTGCCCCTGGCGTCTCCCACACCGTGGAGTTCAACGCTGGCACGGTGCTGAAACCGCAGTTCGAAACCGGTGACGTCGCGTCGCAATTTGAGATCAGGCACGACGAGCAGGCCATGTGCGATCGGTATTACAGCTCGGGCAATTTCAACTACCAGGGCTGGAACGGCGGAAGCAATCCGATGGTGTTCACTATCAGCCTGCCACAGAAGATGCGCGCCAACCCGACGCTGACGCTCAACGTGACCACCATCACCAATCTCAGCGGCCCCACACTGACGGCGTTGAACAGCCGCGATCTGGCGCTCGCCGTCTTCGGGGTGGCGGCCAATCCCTTCACGTTGTTCGGCACCTACACCGCGTCAGCGGAGCTTTAGATCGCGAGGTGCATGCACGAAGTCGTCAGCCCACAGGCTATGACTGGCGCCGCTGCAGGAACACGCACTCAGGACAGATCGCGGTGCGCTGGTCGGCGGGCGAGGCATACCAGTAGTCACACGACTCACAGCGGCGCTTGACCATCCCTGGCAGCGGCTCCCACGGCTCCTCGTTGATCGCGCGGGAACGCTGCTCGGGACTGCCTCGGTCGTGCAGGCACTCGTCCTGACGGAGGATGTATTGGCATTCGCCTGGGCATCGCCGCCGCGGATACCGGTGGCAAGGCGGCAATGGTTGTTGACGCGGAGGGATCATGTTCATCGCCACAGACACTCATCGCTATCTCGGCAAGGTCGTCGGATCTGGTCAATGCATGGCACTCGTGCAGCTGGTCGATCCTGGCGTGCCGCACTCATCCAAATTGCGCCAGGGCATCAGGGCGCGCGGTGCCGATCTGCCGCCAGGGACCGTGATTGCGACGTTCAACAGCGAGGGACGCTACGACAACAAGACCGATGGCTCCTCGCATATCGCGATCCTGCTGGAGCAGCTCGACGACGGGTTGCGCGTGATCGACCAGTGGGTGCTTCACCCGGTCGCGGAGAGGATCATCCGCTTCAAGGCTGGTGCTGGCCCCGCGTGCGACGACGGCGACCGCTTCTGCGTGGTCGAGGCGGTGGAGAGCTGACGACCGAGATCCCGGCGGGGTGAGGTCGGAGGGCGGCACCGCGCTTGGTCCAGACGAACACCAAGCGCGGGCGACTGCTGCCCTGGTGGGAACGGATTGTGCTGGCGGCGCGCGGGGATCTACATTTTGACGGATGCCTGATGCCACCACGTTCTTCAAGCCGTGGATGTGCAGCCGGTGCGGCTACGTCATGGACGCCGCGTCGGCGCTGGGTGAGAACGCCGTCCCGGCGCAGGGCGACGTCTCCATCTGCTTGAACTGCGGCGCGCTCTACATGCTCGACGACCGGAGGCTGTGGCGAGCGGTGACCCCGGCTGACCTTGCCATGCTCGAGCCAGCGTTCCGGCGGGAAATCACGACCATCCAGATGGTGCGGTCCAGGGCTGGCATCCCCGATCTGGCAACGCGCGGAGGGCGGGCCTGATGCGCGACTTCGATGCAGTGTTCTGCGTGGTCGGCGGGAAGGATGACCTGTCGGACAGCACGCTGGCGAGCGTCCTGCAGCACCTCAACACCACGGTGCGCACCGGCACGACCGGCGATATTCACCTCGCGCTCGACGGGTTCGACGCTGATCCGCGCGAGCTGTGGGAGATCCCCGAGGTGCGGGACTACATCAGGCGCCTGATCTACGGCATGGATCTGGAGCTGATGTCCCGCCTCGATCCGCTGTCGAGGATCCTTGGCTCGGTGTGCTGCGGGATGCTGCGCCCGGTCTGGAAAGATCCGGTGACCGGCAACACCCGATTCGAGCGAACGGACCTGTGACGCGACCGTATCGCGTGAACTGGGCGCGCCGCGACGCACGCAGGGCCGCAGCCGAGGCGAAGCACGCTGCCGCGCTCGCCGACTTCCACGGACGCCATCGGTGCTGCCAGTGCGGCGAGGCGGCGAACGTCTTCGTCGTCAGCGCCGTGCGCGCCGCCGGATCTCTCAAGACAAAGGCGGTCACGCGCGATTACTGCACTGACCATGCGCCGAAGACCGTGTAGAGTGTCGCGGGTCCGCGCCTACGTCGCGACTGGCGGCTCGACCACCTCACGCAGGATGATCGAGCCGATCGCGGTCGGCTCCCAGATGCAGCCCGACGCGCAATCCCACCCGTAGTACCACATGTTCTCCTGATTGAGGCGGATCGACCATTGGTATGGCGTGATCACGATGCCGCCCCAGCGTTGGATCACGCGAACCCAGTTGATCGCGTAGATCGTGCCCAACGCGTTCAACCGGGCGCCTGGACCATCTGTCATGGCGAACTCGTGCCCGAACGCAATGATCTCCTCGGGCGTGCGAAGGAACTTGATCTCGGCAGTGTTGGACAGCGTGACTTCGTGGACGTGGGTCAGCAGATCGAGATGGAAATTCTCAGCGATGCACCACTCGCGCCAGCCGAAGTCGTCCTCGTCGGACACCCACAGGCCCGTTGGCTAGAAGCTGCCGTTCTCGTCCTGGCCGCGCGCGATCAGCGTGTCGAGCTGCACCGGGGCGTTGCTGAAGTGGATCAGTCGCATGGCTCATCCAGGGGCGATCGAGGCGGCTCGCAGAAGTCGATCGCGATCACTCTGCCGCGGCTGATGGTGGTGCTGATCGCTGTCTCGCTCGGCAAGCGGTGCGACCACTCCAGATCCTGCCGCCGCGTTGCCGCTGCCGTGCTGCCGCTGCCGTAGCGGACGAACACGTAGGCGGCACTGATCGACGAGATGGTGCCCTCCTCGATCTTCCGCAGGCCCAGGTCGCGGTAGATGACCTTGCGACCGATGTCGGCCAGGGTTGGCTCGATCACCTCCCCTCCCCTTCCGTCAGCTCGACGACCTCTCCGGTGACGATGGAGCAGAAGCTGCCGTCGTCATCCTGCAGCACCGGCATCATCCCGACGTGACCGTGCAGGATCGCCTCAAACTGGAGCATCAGCGACTTGCCGTTGCCCGACGCGAAGATCACCACTCCAGGCGTGCGGTCAGCGCCGATGGCGATCATCACGCGGTCGTCCTTGCGCCAGCGATGCCCGTCAGACCATTCGCACACACCGCCGACGTGCCACGTCCTGGCCCCGCACCTCGGGCAGAATTGCACCGTCTCGCTCATTGTTTCCGAATGACCGATGGCGCGCAGTCCACGCACACCTTCATCGGCCTCCTGGGCGCAGTCGGACGATGCTGGACGATATGGCCGCACACCCCGCACTTGGCCCGCAGGTTATCTGGCAAGATAGGCGGGTTCGTCCACGGCATGCACACCATCACGTCGGCCTCCTCGGCCTGCTCGGTGGTGACGAACTCGATCTTCACAGCGGATCGATGCCGCTGGCGAGCGCCTCGGCAGTCAGCCGAGCGGAGGCGGCAAGCTGCCTCTCGATGTGCTGAATCGTTGCCCATTGACCGGCGGCAAACCACTCGGGGCGATCCGGCAACTCCCGCAAGATCAGCACGGCCCACGCCATGCGTTCCGGCGTGTTGACCGTGTAGAAGTCGCCAATCCCGATCGTGCTTAAGGCTGCGGCTGTAATCGCTGAAATCGAGATGGTGTCTCTCATAGCGGATCGATGCCGCTGGTTTCGAACGCCAGTTCCAACCAGTCGTGAATGTCTCGCCGGGTGACGATCTCCTCGACGCGCGTCCGCAGTGGGTCGATCATCGGCCCCCTCCAGCCGGGTGCGTTGATCCATTGCCGCAGATACGCGCGCATGGCCGCGATCTGCCTGGGCGTCATCTCCGCGCCATGCAGGTAGGCCTCGACCGCAGGCCGCAGCACCCCCGAAGTCTCGTGCATCCAGAAGCCAGGTGCGTCGTCCAATCAATCGCTCCTCGGCAGATCACCGAACGCCGCCCTGGTAGCCGCCTGCTCGGCCTCAAGCCGCTGCAACAGGGGCGCCGCCTCCTCCAGCGTGCTGAACCGCGTGCGCCCGACCTCGTAGCGCCACTCGTGCGGCGGCGCGTGGCAGAGCCCGCACCACGGGTTCAGCAGGGCAGCCTGCAACGCCTTCTCGACCGCCTCCCGCAAAGGCCACGCGATATCTGCGCTGGCTGCCTCCGCGCTGTCGGCCACGCCGGTCGCCGCCAGGATGCAATGCCGATCCGGACACAGGCATTGCGCAACCCAGACCCTCGCGCTCACCAGATCCCCCACCTGATCAGCCAAGCCGCGGCAACGAGCCCGGTCGCGAGGCCGCACACATACCAAGCGGCGCAGATCCGCACCCAGCGTCGCTCCAGGCTTGGCGCCGGCGACGACGCAAATTCCGGCAGCCCCGCCGGTCCCATTCCGTCAGGCATCGTGGGTCAGCATCGGCAATCCCTTTTCCGCGAACCGCTCGTACAGCGTCTCGCCGCTCGGCAACTGGGCATAGGGCAGGAACACCTGGGGCAGCGTCGCCTGCCCTGCATCGATCACGGCGAGCTGCGCCTCGATCCACGACCGCAGCACGCGCCACGCCACCCGTGCCGCCGCCTCCCGCGAGCGCTGCGCCCGCGACAGCTTGGTGTCCCGCGTCAGCATGGCATGCACGCCGTCGATGTTCGCTGGCAGCCGATAGGCGATCAGGCCGTGCGGCGTCTCGATCCGGAACGCCAGATGCGTCAGCACCCCGGCTTCGTATTCCATCATCACCGCCTGCGCCCTGGCGCGCACCAGCCGCGCCTGGATCTGGCCCGCCGTGCGCTCGATCGGCACCTCGGTGTGGCGGTTGAGGATGGTCACTTGTTGACCGCCACATAGAGGAAGTCGCACGCCTGACGCGCCTTGAACCACGCCTGGGCCTCCTCGGGCGTCAGGTCGTCCAACCACCCTTTGACGCGCTCCAGGCGCTGCACGCAGTCCGCAGCGGCGTTGCCAGCCTCGTGCAGAGCCATCTCGCGGTCGTTCATCGCATTACACCCCGCAGATGCTTCGTAAGTGCCAGTCGAACGAGCTGAAGGTGATCTCGCCACGCAGGAACTTGGCCTCCATCTCGCGGTTGAGCGCGACAAAGGCGGGATCGCAATCCGGCTCGGCACGCGGCGGGCGTTCGCGAGGCTCGGTGTCGCTCATGGCTGGCGGATCCCGCAGCGACCGCAGCGCGGACAGTAGGGCACCGACGCCCAGGCGATGTTGCAGGCCGAGCAATACCAGACGCTCATCCAGAACCCCCTCCCCGCGCCGAAACTATAGAGGCACGGCACGTTCCTTTCCACACAACCCAGAATTTTGTGCAGCACGGGATTTCGCCACAACCTCCGGTATGCCTCTCCCCACAACAAACGACAGCAGCGCTGCCACGCGTTTCCCGTGAAACGAACGGAGAACGGGAGAATCAGACTCGAGTCGCTCCCATGCGCGCCCGCCGCAGCGCCTTTTCCTCGGCAATCTTCGCCGCGACTCGAGCCGCCCGCGCGACAGGGTCCGTCACCGGCAGCGCTGCGACCGTCACGGCGGCGGTGATAGAAGATTGAAGATATAAGCTCTTGATAGGAGGGGGTGCGGGTGGCGTCGGCGGTGGCCCTCCGTCCTCTCCCGGCACGATCAGCACGTAGGCGTTTGACGTCTGCTCTGCCCGCCACCCGTTCCGGACGATCCGGCGATCCCAATCCAGCAGGCCGAGCGCTCGAGCATCCGCCAGCGCCCGCTCGACCGTTCGCTCCCCGATGCCAGCATCAGCCGCCAGACGGGCGTGGGACGGGTCACAGCGCCCATCGCTGGCCAGATAGTCCGGTAGCACCTCCAGCGCCCAGGCGCCCTTGGGACCGATCCTGCCCGCTCTGACGTGGACGTGGACGATGTACCGCCACCGCGATTTGAGGTTGCGATCCATGGGACGGCGTCGCCCTGGCCCGAACTGCGAGCCGCGGTGGAACGGTTTGCAACGGCTGGAGCTTGGTCGGCGGTGAATGCGTGGCTTTTTCATCGGTTTCCTCCGATGCCGAAGCCAGCCGTCAGGACACAGTTCTCCAGCAGCCAAAGTGAGGCTTGATTTTTGGCCTTGCTTGTTGGATGTTCGGGACTGTCAGATCACCGAACAAACCAGCTAGCAAGGCCGTCCCTTCGGGGGCGGCTTTCGGCTTTTTAGGTCATAGGGTTACGGCACTCCTGCGCCCGCGAATCGGGCTGCACCCACCACTGTGACGTATATGCAGCCGATTTGGCGAGATGGAATTCTCTGTTGGCGGGACGAGCCCTACTCCAGCATCTCGATCGTCACGCGCACCCGCTTGCCCATCAGGCTGCGGAACAGCGTGTGGTTGAGCGGCTCCTCCTCCTCCCAACTGTGCAGCCTGACAAAGAAGGCCGGGTCATAGGGCGTCGGTTGAGCCTCGTCCCGTAGGTCTTCCGTCGAGTGGTACATGATCGCGGCGTGCCCGCTGTCCTCAAACTTGACGCCGCAGACACCCCCGCTGTCATCCGGCGGCACGGTGAATTCCTGCTGCCAGACGATGCTCATGCTGCCGTGTCCATCTCATTGAGATCGCTGGGCTCGACCGGTTGAGGCGCAGCCAATTGGGCAATTTCGGTTCGCCTCTCCGACAGTCTCTTCGGCGGCTTCGGCGGCACTGCCCCGATCGTCTCGCCAAGCAGGCGATAGACACGACGACTGAACCACTGCGGCTTGCCATCCAGAGCGGCCATAGCGATCAGCCTGTCTTGGTCGGTTTCGGGCTGTGGCCCGGTCATATCGTGCGCGGGAACAGAGTTCCCACGTTCCGTGGCCACATATGCGCGGATCGCTCGACCGAGCCACACGGCCACGTTGACATTGCCTCGTTGAGCGGCCTTGACAGCCTCCTGGCTGTCGGCCTCATCCATGCTCCGGATCTTCCACTCATGTGCCATTGGTTCTGTTCCCACGTCCTGTTCCTACACGTTGCCACGCTGCATCATGTGGGAACCGTGTGGCAACAAGGCGTGGCCACGCCGCCGCGACATCAGCCCGAGACTGTGGCGGCGGCGCAACATTGCCGCGCTCGCCTATCTCCGGATGCCGCCCCAAAAAGAGGCCCGGTGTGCATGTGCAGGGACCGGGCCTTGAAACCTCAGACAGACGAAATGCTAGGCCTTCCGACGACGATTGGCCATGAAGCCCAGTCCCAGCAGTCCAGCCCCGAGCACACTCAGGCTGGTCGGCTCTGCCACGTCGGCAGCCGACACGGTGCCGGTATAACTCGCGGTGAACGCGGAGATGGTGCCGTTGGCTGCGGTGAGGCCACCGCCGCCGATGTTGCTCAAGCTGAGATCGAACGTGTTGGGCGCGATCAGCTTCGCCGGGTCGATCACGTCGGAGGTCAGCACCAGCGAATCCGGTGGGTTGTTGACGTTGATCACCAGACCGGGCCCGCCGCTCTTGCCGAGCGCGGCATCGGTGAACACACCGGACAGCAGATCGACGCCGCCGCACCCGGCCAGGGTGGACAGGCAGAACGTGCCGCTGAAGTGCTGCACGATGATCCCAGCGAACACGACCGCCGCGCCGTCGCTGTCGGCGGTGAGCTGGAAGAACGCGGATGGCGACGGCGGGTTGTCCAGTAGCGCGGCGAGGTTGATCGAGGCGTTGGCGGCGAGGTGCGTGGTGGTCGCCGTGGGGTTGGTGGCGATCAGCGTGTTGCTCAGGCCGTTCTGCGCGAACTGGCTGATCTGGCCAGCGCGTGCTGGCAGCACGGCCAGAGCGGAGATCGCCAAGGCAGCAAGCAGGATGTTCCGCATATCATGTCCTTTCGTAATAACGACGACCGGGCTTTACAGAGTAGCCCGCTCGGTTAACTCGAAAGTGTAAGATCGACATTTCGCAATCTTCTTGCGAGCCAAACGAAATCAGCGGCTTATCTTGGCTCGTCCGTAATGGTCTAATTTGTGAGGCAGCTTTTCAGCCGTGTCTCATCTGTGAGGCGAAGTCGGGGGCGGCTGCCCTCAATAGCGCAGCAACCGCCTCGCGCAATTCCGCGACTTGCCGACTGAGATCGGCTTTCTCGTGCTCAAGGTTGCGGACCTGGGCGCGCAGTTCGGCCACGAGAGCGGTGTCGTCAGGTGTCGATGATGCCTCCATAGCACCTCATCATGACAGCCGCAGGCGGCGGGCTGGGGTACCGCGCGCCCTCATCGCTCGCATCGCTGCCGCTGCCTCCATGCGGCGGAACTCGCCGGCGACGAAGATCGCGTCGGCATCCGACATGCGGTCAAGCCAGATCCGGCGCCGCCCGGTGTCGACGTAGTCGGTCCCAGGCAGCGTGAACCGCCGGAACTGGGCGACGTAGCAGCGCGCGTCGGCAGGGCGGTCAGGAAACGGCACCAAGGCCGGATCGGCCCGCCGGTAGATGCCGCTCTCGGTCCTCTGCGCACACCAGCCGCAATAGTCGATGCGTGGTTCGCGCAGCCGCACTGGGCTTTGACCTGGCGGCTCGCTCGCTTGCCAGCAGGGATCGCACACGGCGTGGGTCCAACGCGACATGTAAGCTCCTTCTTCTCCCCCCGTTCGGTCGGCAGGCCCCCCATTGGAAACCACGGTTTGGAGGAACCTGCCGACCGCCCCCAGGCACGCGGGTTCAGTGTTGCCTGGGTCGACGCCGCGTCCCGATGGGCACCATGCCCATCTGACAGGACGCAGGCCGATTCGTGGATGGCTCGCGCCATCATTCGATCGTTTCCATCCAATCGAGGATGCGCTGGGCGTAGTCGCACAGCGTCAGCCGCTGCTCACTGGCGGGGGCTTCACTGGCGGTGAGCAGTCCGATCATCGCCGCGGCGAACGCCTCGATCACCACCCCGGTCGGCTT